GCGGCGGTAGTGGTGGTGACTTCTTGCCAATTGTTAAGTTCGATGCACGCGACGGCATGTTAACACGCGTTGATCGCAACAACGATGGCGGCGCGTGGGCTTCGATCCCGGTTGACATCACGGAGAACTTCAAAGCTCTCGTTGACCTGGAGAACCTGGAGACAGGATGGATTGCCTTTGTTGCGGGCACGCCATCCTTCGTCATGGTTCCTTATGGTTCGATCCGGCCCGCACAGCCCTCTAAGGACCACAAGCCAGGCGTGCGCTTTATGATGAAGCTGGCGAAGGAGTGCGGTGGCGATATCCGCGAGATGGCGTCCAACTCCAAAGCGTTTTGTCGTGGAGTGTCGCAACTTTATGACGCCTTCGAGGCGGAGCGCGGCAACCATCCCGGTTTGTTGCCCGTCGTTGTCGCGAAAAAGCCCGTGCCGGTTTACAACGAAATCGGCGGCAAGCAGATGAAAAGCTACGAGCCGCGCTTTGAGATTGTCGATTGGAAGCCGCGTGGTGACTTGGTGTTCCAACCGAAAGGCAGCAGCGAGAAACCTGCAGCCCGGCCGAATGGCGCCCCGCCCTCAACTGGTTCGACCCGTGTTGAGCCGCCAAAGCAGCCTGCACTCGCCGAAGACGATTTCGGCTAAGCAATAAAAAGGGGCGGCTGGAGATGCGTCCGGCCGCCCCAAGTTAGTGCCGATGCACACCCAGGAGGAGTCTGCAGTATGCCAACGCACACGGATGCGGTCAAGTTCGCTTGGACTGAAGAAAACGTCGCTGAACTTTTAAGGTTACATGCGCTCGGATGGACCGGAACAGAGATCGCCATTGAGCTAGCGGCGCCTAGCCGCTTCGCCGTCATTGGCAAACTGAACCGCCTCAGAATAGCTGCAGGCTACGTGCCGCAGAAGCGGCAGCCGGAACAGCCCACCAACGGCAATAGCATCAAGAAAGGCAAAGCTTATGTCGCCCGCCGACGTGAGATTTTAGCCGCCAAGGGCCACCCCCACCTTGACCGGCCTCCGGTCGCCTTGCTTGATTTACAGCATGACCATTGCCGTTGGCCCGTGACGGAGCGGCCGCCGCATATGTTTTGCGGAGCCTCTAAGTGGGGCGGCTCGTCCTATTGCGAGCACCATACCGCTAGGGCGTGGAGGGATCGGTCATGAGAAAAGAAGTCTTGGCTGAAGGCGTGGAGGTGTGGCTTGGAGATTGTCGGGAAATCTTACCCACACTCGCACCTGTCGATGCCGTGGTGACAGACCCGCCCTATGGAATAGGGGAGTCTGCGGCTAGGAACAAAACTCGCGGAAAGTTGACCCGCCCCGGGGACTACGGGGCCGACGAATGGGACATGGAGCCGTGCCCACAAGAAATTATTGATTGGATACTTCAGAACAGCCGCTGGCAAATCATCTTTGGCGGCAATTATTTTGCTCTCCCGCCAACCTCGTGCTGGCTGATCTGGGACAAACAGAACACAGGCGATTTTGCAGATGCAGAGTTAGCATGGACGAACTTACCAAAGGCAGTTCGGATGATCCATTGGATGTGGAACGGAATGATCCGCAAAGGGAATGAGAAGCGCATTCATCTAACGCAAAAGCCGCTTGGGGTCATGAAGTGGTGTCTTGGACATCTTCCTTCAGATGCGCGAGTCATTCTCGACCCCTTCATGGGCTCCGGCACAACCGGCGTTGCGTGCGTTGAAAAAGGGGTTTCTTTTATCGGGATAGAGCGGGAGCCTAAATACTTCACCATTGCCTGTGATCGCATTTCCGCAGCTTTGGCGGCGCCTCCGTTATTTATTGAACGCCCCTCCCCTCCTCAGGGGAGCTTCTTATGATCCGCACCGGCCTGTTTCGCTACATCACCTATGAACGTCTCGGCGATGCCTTGGCACGCGGGTGGATGCCTGTTGCCGATCTTGGCCCAACGCATGGCCAATGGGCCGTGCTGTGCTGGCATTGCGAATGCGGGGGGGTAGAACCGTGATGCCATTCGAACAGTCTGACTTTGACCCGTCCTTTGCCGCGCCCGCGCAATGGGCCGAGATGTATCGGTCGTTCGGTATTCAGGTGGTGCCAGCCCGGAAGTATGACCCGCGCCACCCCGAGCGCCCCTGGAAGATGCCAGCCATCAAGGAATGGGGCCAGTTTCAGGAAGAACTCATTCCGGACAGTTTGTTCACTCGTTGGTATGGCCCTCAAGGGGAATGGCGCTCATGGCAAAATATGGGCGTCATTACCGGCCGAGCGTCGGACAATCTGTTGTGTGTCGATCTGGATACGCACAGCAAGCCCGAGGCGGGTCTGTGGTGGCAGGGGCAGCTGGTCATCAACAACTATGGACGGGAGCTAGAGACATGGAGACAGAGAACAGGCGGCGGCGGGCGACAATTATTCTTCCACCTGCCCCCGGGCGTTATTGCCCCGACCAACAAGACGCCGATTGGCGTGGATTTGAGAGGGCAGGGGGGGTTCGCCATGCTGCCCCCTTCCTTGCATTCTTCTGGTTTGGAGTATCAGTGGGAATTGGGGGCGTCGCCCTGGGAGTGTGGCTCTCCGGCGCTTGCTCCTGATTGGCTGATCGACGCCGTCTATGAGCTAGTGGCCACACACGGCGGTCACAGCCCCGCCAGCGGCCTTGACGGGCGGGAGGCTACCCCATCACCCCCAAGTGACTTCGACGGGTTCTGGAGGCGCGTGGACGGCCGTGAGAGCGATATGGCGCGGCGGGTGTGGGCGGGGGTTATGGCGCTACGGCGCGAGGTCGGCAACAGCGACGGGTGGCCTGAATGTGAAAAGAGGTATTTTGAGGAAGCGTTAACCCGTTATCTCAGAGACACTCGTACCCGTCTCCCCGACGTCGACAACATCGAGGGCCTGGAGCGGGAGGGGCGGGGCCCGTCTGCTTTTTATGCCAAATGGCAACGGGCCATGCGCAAGTGGGGGACTGACAGGTTCGAGGCGGAGGCCGCCAAGCCGAACCCGAGAACCGAAAATAAAAGCCTTATTATTTCGGGGCAGGCACAATCCCCGCACCCCGAACAATCGGGGCACCCATTCGAACAATCCCGGCACCTAATCCCCATCACGCCCGCTTTCCCCATCGATGCCAAGGCCATTGGCAGGCGTAAGTGGCTGATCAAGGGGGTGATGCTGCGGGGGCATATGAGCCTCTTAGTGGCCCCGGCTGGCTCGGGGAAGAGCCTTCTGACGCTTCAGCTTGCCATTGCCTTGGCGGCAGGCATGTCGTGGGGCGGGTTCCCTATCAAAAAGCCCTACCGCGTTCTGGTGATCAATGCTGAAGATGACGTTGAGGAAATGCGACGCCGTCTATGGGCGGCCGCCACCACCATGGGCGTGACGCAGGAGGACATCGCTGACCGATTGTTCTTGGCCGAGCGACCCGAGACCATTGTTATCGCCAAGTCAGAAGGGCGGCGGGTGACCGTCACTCCCCTCGCCGACCAGCTCAAAGCGACCATTAAAGAGCACGAGATTGATGCCGTGTTCGTCGACCCCTTCGCGGAGACCTTCGAGGGTGATGAGAACAGTAACTCGGAAGTGAAATGGGCCGGTATCGCCTGGCGTGAGATTGCTAGAGCCACGGAATGCGGCCTGAAGCTGGTTCACCATACTCGGAAGTATGCCAACGATATGGCAGGCGATGCCGATGCCTCCCGAGGCGGCGGGGCACTGATCGGCACGGCCCGTGTGGTCTCGACCTTGTTTCATATGCGGGAGGAAGAAGCCAAGCTCATGGACATTGATCCGGAGGAGCGCAGCCAATTCGTTCGTTACGATGACGCCAAGGCCAACCTTAGCCTTGTGACAAAAATAGCACGTTGGTTCAAGAAAGAGACCGTCAAGCTACCCAACGGGACACTGTCGGAAGAGGGCGATGAGGTAGGCGTTCTTGTGCCATGGAAGCCCCCGGGACTGCTGGAAGGCGTCACAGTTGCTACCCTCAATACGGTCCTAGATGTGATCGACAGGGGGGTTATTGACCCTGATACGGGGCGTCCGACAGGGGAGTTTTTTACGCCTTACGACAACACATCCAATAAGGGCAGATGGGTGGGAACGCCTATCTGCAACATGCTCAAATGTGACCCAACTAAGGCGAAATCCATTGTTAATGCCTGGCTTAAAAGTGAGCTTCTTATCAAGTCAACCTACCATGATGGTAAGCAGGAACGTGCTTGCGTAAAGGTTGATAACGCCAAGCGCCCCGGCATGGAGACAAGCTAATGCCAAGCTTAGACAAGCCTCAAATGGACCTGTTCGGGGAGGCTGAAAAGGCTTCCCCGGTCGCTAGTGAACAGTTCCGAACACCGGGGAATGACCGGGGAAAAAGTTTCCCCGCTGGTCGTTTGGACCCTAAAGGTAACCGGGACCGGGGAGCCGGTCCCCCGGTCACTCCCCTAAGCGGGGAGATGACCGGTGTTCCCGGTTACCATCGCGGGTCCAATAGCGCCGACAGTGGGGACGAACTGCTAAGCTTAAAAGCAAGCTTAGCAGAGACACAAGAGGCGTTGGCGATGTGGTCCATTACAGTCGCTGACTTCGATAAAATTCTCGTGCCTTACTGGGATGAAAAGAACTACCTCTTTGATTGCCTTGTTAACACTCATGGCGAGATTATGGCGCCGAATGGCATAGCTTGGCTTGTTTATGATCCCGCGAAAAAGGATCGTCGCGCCCCCCTCTTTGCGGCAATGGACGCGTTGGCGCTGGAGTATGGCCCGACGCTCAAAGAACGACGTGCAGCAGCCCTGGAAGCCAAGCTGCTAACGAAAGAAGTCGACCACATCAAAAAGCGGATCGATCAACTTACCAAACGACAGGAGAAGAAACGTGACAAAAAAGCCACAACCAACTAAAGCTCTTGCCTACGACAATGGCCTCGTGGTGGACGTGGCGGGCGGCCCGTCCCGAACCTGGGCTAACTCGCCTGGCGCATACCTTGCTGGCAGAGCGGCGATCGACGAGGCGGACGCTGCGGCGGTTGAGGCGGAACGGCGTTGGGGCGTCGGGCGGTTGCGCTTGATGGTCTCAACAGAGTTGCGGGAGAAGTTCGACCGGCAACGCTACCTGTTCAACCAAGCCATCTGGCACGGCGATCTAGAGGCGGTGAAACGGGAGAGCATGCGCATGGCTACGGCGTGGCGCAGGCTCGACCAAACGGCGAGCATCATGGGTTACAATCCGATAAGCCCCGATGTTTGGGAAATCACCTTGAACGATGGCACGGTTGCTGCGTTCGTCAAAACAACGGCGGACGCTCATGCGGTCGTGACCGAGGGGCGCAAGGTTGCTGTCTACACACTCGAAGAGGTAAAAACGTTGCTGGAAAGCCACAGCCTCGTTAATCGCGTTAAAACGGCCTTCCAGGGCGCAACGGTGGAAAAGGCAACAGGGATACCTGGCGACCCGTTGAACGCCTTCAGTGACTCGCGTAGGCCCATTGACGGGGTATTTCACGACGATGAGCTTCCTTGGTGATCGAGAAGGATAACTTGCATCGGTTGGGGGCCGAACGCCTCGCCCGCACCATTCGGGACTATTGGCGGGCGAAAGCCTATCGCGGCGTCTTGGTGTGGATCGAGCCTATATACTTCGATGGCGGACGCCTGTATGTTGTGAAGAGTAACCTAGTCGGAGGCATGCCGCCCGATGATTGAACTTCTTATTACCGTCCTGATCGGACTCCTGATCATCGGGCTTCTTTGGTGGGTCGTCACCATGCTGCCCCTCCCCCAGCCCTTCGCCCAAATCGCTCAAGTGGTGATCGTCGTTCTCGCCGTGATTTGGCTGATTTACGTGCTGATGGGCGTCGCAGGAATGGGGCCAGGCCTTAGCCTTAGACGTTAAGAGGAGCCGCACCATGCCAATCGTCGTCCTTGCCGCGATCTTGGTTTGCCATACCATGCCAATCGTCGTCCTTTCCGCGATCCTGGTTTGTTATGTTGCACCGCAGCAGGAGCCTGAGTCTCTGCGAAAGCAGCGGTTGCCCATGTTCTGGACCCAAACGAAATAAGGGGCCGGGACTATCCCGACCCCTCCCCGCCAGTGCAACCAGTTCCTGGGCGGGTTAAGCGTAAGGGGGTTAGGTCTCAGTGGTGTCCACCACGTAGCCGTCCCGAAGCCCGAACGAACGGGCTTTGGCGTTCCAGCCATTCTCGTCGATCCAAGTTGCGAGGCTGTTGCTGATCTTGGCGACTTTGAACTGGGCCTCAGGTTCCATAGTGTCAGCGCGGGCCTGGGCAATCGCGGCCTCTGCTGTGTCGGCTATGGCGTAAATTGCGAGGCTGTCATAGGCGGCGAACTTGGCGGTCATGTGCGTTGCTCCTGAGTTGGTAGATATGTTTCTACTGGAAACAGAGATGGGTGTCAACAGGGGTGACAAAACTTTTTGAAAAAATCGCATGTGCTTCTGCTGAATATGCGGGAAGTCCTTATGCCATAATCGTTTCGGCGATTGTTATCGGTGTGCTTTGGAGCACATTGAGCCTCGACGCTGCTAATATCGCGATATCGATTGTCTCGCTCCTGTTGCTATTCCTGTTGCAGGGCAGCACGAACCGCGATGGCGCAGCAATCCAGGCCAAGCTCGACGAACTCATTCGAGCCTCAGAAGCCCGCAATGAATACATGGGGCTTGACCGCAAGCCAAAAGAGGACATAGAGTCAGCGCGAGATGCTTGACTCTGAACTCTTTTGGATGATTATGTTTTGGTTCACGGTCGCGTGTATGGTGTTAGCCCTTTGGTATAGCGTGCGTTCACCGTTCGGGCCGAGGAGCTGGTTTTAGTGCGTAAGGCCGAGCTGAAACAGGACGGTAAGGACTGGACCATTGTCCATGAGGATGGTTCGCCGGTTATGAACCTGTTCTTCAAAAGCAAACGCAACGCGCAAAAGGTGCTTGATGCGCTCGTCTTGGTGTCTCAAGGATTGTCTCAAGAGGAGCAAGAGAAACCTTTTGAAGTTCCTAATTCACCAGAGTTCCATGAGTCTGTCCAAGCAGTTAAGGGACAAGAACCTAGACGTATCTGAATTTATCGAGTGTATGGAATTTCTTGATCAGTATCGCAAGAAACGGTTTAGAGTTCATGCAGTGTTATGGATGAAGCCTCGTGTCCAAAGGGCTCTTTTGACTGGAAAATTGAGGGTTAGGTAATGGCCCGGCGTAAGATGCTGTTTCATCCCGATGAGGTGAGGCAGAAAATTCAGACAAGTCAGCTTCTTAACCGCTTGCACAATCACGCGATTGGCGAGCTGGAACTCACTCAAACGCAGATCAAGGCGATTGAAATCCTACTTAAGAAATCAATCCCTGATTTGTCTTCTGTCGATATTCAGGGCTCGCTAGAAGTTCATGACCCTAATCGACTTTCCGATGCAGAACTCGCGTCTATCGCCAGCTCAGGCAGCAGACGCCTTATTGAAGCGCCGCGGGATAAGAGCGAGCTTAACTGAATTCGCACGATCAGCGGGTTACGAGCCTGCGCCGCACCATAAGCTACTCATCCGCGACCTGGAGACCTTGGCGGCGGGGGAAATCGAGACGCTGATCGTCGAGATGCCGCCCGGAAGCGCGAAGTCAACCTATGTTAACTTCTTATTTCCTGCTTGGTTTCTCGCTCGTTTTCCTGATCATAATGTTCTCACTGCTAGCCATTCTAGCGAATTGGCCGAAAGATGGGGGCGGAAAACCCGGAACTTAATCACCGAACATTCGCTTGCGCTTGGCGTTGAGCTATCACAAGATAGCCAAGCCGCCTATCGTTGGGCGACAGCAAACGGAGGGGAATACTATGCTGTCGGTGTCGGGGTGGGAATTGCAGGCTTTAGGGCGGATTTGGGTATTATCGACGATCCGTTCGGGTCCCGTGAGGACGCTGAGTCTAAGCGCATCCGCGAGAATAGATGGTCTTGGTATATTGACGATTTCTCTGCGCGCCTTAAACCCGGTGCGCGTCGAGTCATTATGCACACCAGATGGCACGACGACGATCTGGCAGGACGGGTCAAGCGCCAACTGGCCGAGCTGCAGCGGCCTTATATCTCCCTCACCCTCCCTGCCCAAGCCGAAGCCTTTGATCCATTAGGACGCAACGAAGGGGAGTTTCTCTGGGATGATCCGGCCGGGTATAACTATGGCGCCTTTCTCCGTGCCCGTAAACAGGAGAGCGATGCCCGCACGTGGGCGTCTTTATATCAACAGAACCCGGTGCCCGACGAAGGCGATTACTTCAAAGCTGAATGGCTCTTTCCGGAACACACTTTACCAGCGCGCTCCACGATGCGGGTATATGGTGCGTCTGATTACGCGGTCACGAGCGATGGCGGTGACTACACCGTTCATGGGGTTCTAGGGGTCGATTATGACGGCAATCCGTGGCTTCTCGACATGTGGCGTAAACAGGCAGCTTCCGACGAGTGGGTGGAAGCCTTCTGCGATTTGGTCAAGGCTTGGAAGCCTTTGGAGTGGGCTGAGGAGCAAGGACAAATCAGGAGCGGTGTGGGACCGTGGCTCGCCAGAGAGATGCGAGCCCGTCATGCGCATGTTGCGCGAACTCAATTCCCTACACGCGGAGATAAGGCGATTAGAGCACAATCGTTTCGTGGCCTTATTGCCACCCGTGGGCTACGCTATCTTTCCAACGCCCCCTGGCGCGCCGAACTTGAGACTGAACTTTTAAGATTTCCCATGGGTGTCCATGACGACATCGTCGACATGCTTGGCCTGTTTGGTCAGCTTATAGAGCGCGTCAACGCCAAGGAGCGCCCAAAGGTTGAATATAAGCCAGCTTCAGGCTATAGGACGGTAGGCGTCCGCGCCACACCGGGCAGCATTAAGGTGATTTGATGAGCGGCGACGAGTGCAAATGCCCCCAGTGCCAAGGCTTAAAGCCCCCGCCGAAAGCCAAGCCTGATGGCCGATGAGCTTGTCTCCGATCTAGGCACGGAGCCAGCTCCAAACCCGACGACGGGTGCCGTATCGATCTCTCGCTTGAAGCGTCAGTATACCGATTACGTCGGCTCTAAGCGCGCTGAGATCGACGAACAACGCCTGGCCCGCCGCTATTACCATGGCGCGCAGTGGACGGCGCAAGAGATCAAGAAGCAGAATGAGCGCAACCAGCCGGTCGTAACTTACAATCGCATTTCCCGCAAGATGGACGGTGTGGTTGGGTTGATTGAGCGTCTGCGCCAAGACCCGAAGGCATTCCCGCGCACGCCGAAGCAGGAAGAGGGGGCCGAACTTGCAACAGCCGTCCTTAATTACGCTTTGGATGTTAACGATTGGCGAAGTCTTAGTCCTGATGCTGCGCATATGGGTGCCGTTGATGGTATTGGAGGCGTTGAGCTTAGCCTGGAAGCAGGCGATCAAGGCGATCCTGATGTGACGCTGCAGCTCGTCAACACGGATGACTTTTTCTATGACCCGCGGTCCATTAAGCCTGACTTCCTCGACGCCCGTTTCATGGGTGTGGCTAAGTGGCTGGACCTTGAGGCAGCCGTCGAGATGTTCCCGGAGCACGAGTCGGCCATTAGACAACACTGCAGCACGGGAAGCTACAGCGACGGACACCACACAGACGAAAAAGAGATCAGGTGGACGAATGTCCGCGAAAAGAGGCTCCGCCTAGTCGAGCATTGGTATAAGGCGCGCGGCGAGTGGCATTATACGTTCTATTCTGGCGAATTGCGCCTTGCCGATGGCATTTCGCCCTTCGTTGACGAGAAAGGACGCACCTTCTGTCGCTTTATCATGTTTAGCAACTCCATTGATCATGATGGGGATCGGTATGGCTTTATTAGGAATTTATCACCCATACAAGACGAGCTTAACAAACGCCGTTCTATGGGCCTCGCCCATCTCGTTAACCGTCGGATCATCGCCGAAGCAGGGGCAGTGGATGATGTTGAGCGTGTCAGGAAAGAGGCAACGCGCCCGGATGGCTATTTGGAAGTTAATCCCGGGATGCGGTTTGAGTTTGATGACACCAGCAAACTCGCCGTAGCGAGTGGCAATTTTGAGCTTTTAAATGAAGCCAAACAAGAGATCGAGAATTTCGGGCCGAACCCGGCGCTCATCGGGCAGGGCACCGGAGTTGCTGGTAGCTCTGGCCGCGCTATCGCGCTATTGCAACAGGCAGGAATTGCCGAGTTGGGGCCTTTTATACTTCGATATCGCGGCTGGAAGCTGCGAGTTTATCGAGCTATCTGGAATGTCGTTCAGCAATACTGGACTTCTGAACGCTGGATTAGAGTCACGGATAGCGATGATCTTGCGCAATTCATCCAGATTAATGGACTAGAGATGGGGCCGATGGGCCCTGTGTTAGTCAACGCGCTGGGCAATCTTGATGTCGACATTATTCTCGACGAAGGTCCCGATCAGATTAATTCTATGGCGGATGCTCTCGAAACGCTTCTACAGGCGCAACAGCGCGGCGCGCCGATCCCACCAGATGTTATCCTTGAACTCATGTCGATCCCCGGTTCACTTAAAAAGCGGTTGCTGGAGAAGTTGGCTCAAGCGCAGGCTCCGAACCCAATGGCGGGACAGGCAATGCAGCTTGAGATGGAGAACAAGGCGGCCGAGATCGGCGGGCGGAAGGCCAAGGCTGCCAAAGACACAGCCGATGCAATGCAGACGGCACTAGAGACGAACTTAGCGGCGGCACCGTTTCGGGCTTTTGCTCCAGCCGGTCCGATGGAAGCCGCGCTAGGGCCACCGGGGGCTGGCGCACTAACCCCTCCCGCGCCGCCCCCGGGTGCGCCCATGCCGTTCCCGTGAGGTGTGAATGTCGACTGTCGCCGGAATAGAAGCTGTTGAGCTGATCGCGTCCGCCGATCCGGCGCTTGCTGATGCGGCCAGAAAGCGTGGGCGCAAGCCTGTGTTCGAGGGCTCGACTTCGCTCAATGGTATTGAGGCGGTGACGTTCGGGACCGATCTAAGCGGGGTTGGCACGACGTATCGGTTGGACACGGCGGATCCGGCAATAGCTTACCAAGCTCGCCAGCGTGGGCAGCGTCCTGTTCTTGTAGTGGACGAGAATGGGGTAGTTATTCCCAATTTCTTGCCTAGCTCGACGATTGACATTGATTTCGCCAATAACCGGGTTTATGCGCCGCGCACTAATTATATCCGCAATTCGTCCATGCAGGGGGCGGAAGTTGCGCTTGGCGGGCAGTTAATTTCTAATGGTGATTTCTCTACAGGCGCAACCGGCAATCCCGCGACGGGGTGGGCGCTAAAGACACCGGCTGTCGGCACTGAGACGATGACGATCTCGGGCGGCACGCTTAATCTGACGGGTGATGGCACTAATCAGGCTTATGCGGATCAGTCCTTTCCGACTGTTGTCGGGCGGCTCTATACGATTTCCTTCACGGCCGGTGGCGGGACGATTGGCATTCAGGTTGCAACGACGCAAGGCGGGACTAATCTTGTTAACACAAGTGTGATCGGCCAGTCTGCTTCATTTACTTTCCAGGCCACGACAACAACGTCCTGGGTCCGGTTTGGTCGAACCCCTGCAACGCTCGGCACCGTTGATAACGTTATCGTCGCGGACAGCGGCAAGGCCCCAACGTTTTGGGCTGGGATTAACCTCACTACCATAGGCGTTGGCACATCGATTGTTTCGCTTGAGGGCGGAGTTCTGGGCGTTCGCTGGTTCGGCACAGCGATCACTACGAACCCCATCACTTTTGCGCCCGACACTAGCGCCACTGGCGTTATCGGGGACACATGGACGCACTCCATCAATATCCGTCTCTCTGCTGGGGCTCTGACTAACGTCAGCGGTATGACCCTAAGATCGGGAGCGGAAGGGGGCGGGACTTCCTTCACGCCCACCGCAACTATGACTCGTATCACGAATACGAGGACGCTCACTGCTACGGCAGAAGAGCTTATTGTTCGGTTCAACGTTCTTGCTATCGGCAACGCGGTGGATTTCACTCTTGAGATT